CTTCAATAATTTTTGCTGCAGCTTGTAATTCTTGTGTATTAGATTGTAGTAATTGAGTTTGTAGGTCTGCTTTTAACTTTGCTTGTAAATCTTTATCAGGAACTGATTTTTCAATTGTGCTAAATAAGATTTTTGCGAGAGGTGCTACAGCTCCTAACATTTGAATCATAATTTACTTCCATCCTTTTTTAGCTAATTTTGGTTTTCCTTTTATAAGTCCACCCATTGATTTTTTAGATCTTGAGACTGATTCTTCATCTGTTGGTTTTTGAGGTTTAATTCCTAAATTTATATAATCTTCAAACTCTTCAAGGGCTTTTTCTAACTCATCATTAGGTTTAAATGTAATAGGTGTTTTTACTTTACCCATAAATTTAATACCACTTAGCTGATCTTTTTTTCTCTGAAAGAATACTTCCTTGACCTTGAACTTCTTGAACTTGAGTTTCTTGAGGGTTAGACATTTCAATATCAATTCCACCAAGTAAATTTCCTTGCTTGTCTGTAAATTTATCAAAGTTTACTTCTTTTGATTTTGAATCTGCTGTAAAAGTTCTTGTTGAATTAGCTAATCCACCCACTGCCATTTGTTTTCTGCTTTTTCCAGCTTCAGACAATGCAATAGCGATTGCTTGTTTAGGACTTTTTACTTTTTTTGAAGATTGACCAATATTAAGTTCACCTTTTTTAAACTCTCTCATTACTTTACCAATCTTTTTTTGTGGTTTTGTCATTTTCATAATCATATTTATACTCCTTTTTTATTATTTAACAATAATTATTGTATTTTCTTATTCATATTAGAAAACTGCTGTTTTGCAATAGAAGTTGCAGCTCTTAATTCAGCTAAATCTTCATTTTGTTCAAGTTTTTCTTGTGTATTCATCTGATTCATCATTGCTCTCATCTTATCTAAGTTAATTCTCTCTTGTCCCTCTTGTTTTTTTCTAGCATTTTCTTGGGCTTGTAGATCAAGTTCTCTTGATTTCAATGCAGCAATAGGATCATTATCAAATTGAGAAGTTATTTTTCTCTCTTCCTTCATAAATTCATCCATCATCTCCGCAATTAAAATTGCTTTTCTTGATTCCAATTTCATTTGAAACTCTTGAACCTGTGCTTGCACTTGTGGATCTTGTAAAGCTTGAGGGTTTTGAGATAACATTTGTATTTGTTGTAACTCTTGTGCAAATTCTAATTCAACTTGTTCTAAAGCCATTAAAGAAATATGTTCAAAAATATTTTTCTCTAATGATCCCATGATCATCGGATTATTTTTTGCAATGTTAGTTGACATAAAATTTAAATGCGCAGTGACATGTGCTCTATGATCTTGTCCTCTAAATGCTTGAAAAGGTTGTCCACCTAGAGCATCAATATGTTCTAATGCTGGATCTTTAGGCATTGGTCTTGCAGGTTGAATTAAAATTTTATCAATATCTTTTACTCCCAATGCTTCATACATTTTTCTGTAAATTTCATACAGATTGTGAATTTGAGGATTAGATTGAGCAAGTTGTAATTCAGTTTGTGCTAAACTAATTCTTTGAGTTTGTGAAAATATATTTGGATCAGCGACTGGAACAATATCTATTCTATCATCAAAGTCTGCTTGCTTAATATTTTTTTGTCCACCTACAACATCATAAGGATATTCTTCTGGTAAATATAATTTAAATACCCTTGATAATAATTTGAATTCTAATTTTAATGAGGCATACAATCTTTTATGTATAGCAGACATTGTTCTGCTTCCTCTTTCAAGTAAAGCTACGGTTGTACCTACTGCTGCTTGTTGATTACCATCACCTACTTGTATATCAGCAATAGAAGCAAATCTTTGACCTGCTTGAACCACGACTCCCATTAATTGTAATAAAGTTTGAGAAGGTTCTTTGTAAGGTAGAGTCATAAATGCATCTCTAAGGTTTCCCCCTGGAGCATCTACATCTCTCCACTCACCTGGCTGAATAGATTGAGCATCATCTCTAATTCTAATACCACGCATTTTAAATCCTGCTGGTAAATTAGATAAAGTTCCTGCATCAATTAATTGTCTTAAAGCAGATGTGGCTGTTCTTGATAGCCCACCGATCATATGAATTAAACCAAATCCATAAAATCCTAAACCCGGTAAAAATTTAAAATGAACGAAGTATTGAATTTTATTTTTCTTAACATCACCTATTTCATAATTTCTACGAATAGATAAAATTTCACGAGAGCTTTCTTCTATCGTCACAATGTAAGGAAGTTTAATTCCAGTCATTTCCCCGTTGGGATCACGATCTTCAAAGCCCTCGAGATCCAAGTTTACATGACATTCTACTAATGTAAAGATATCTTCATAACCCGATTTAGTAACTCCTTCAATTTCTCTCTCTTTTGATTTTACATCAGATGTATCTGTAACAGAATCATCACTTGGTAATAAATCTAAGTCTCTATAAAATCCTGCGACTTGTTGTTTTCTTAATTCATTTGCAGAAATTTTTATTGTATGCATGATTGCTTCAGCATCATCTAATGATGTCGCTGAATAAGGAACAACTAAATCTTCTGCTGGTACAAATTTAGAAACAGCTCTTCCAAGTAAATCATCATAATAAACTTTTTTAAAAGTAGATCCTGATAAAGGTAAATAAAATAACATTTGATCAAACTCTGGTTCATATTCTCTCATGACATCCATAATTTGATAGTTCATAAAATCTTTAACACGTACAGCTTGATCTTCTTTTTCTCTAGAAGAGTTTCCAATTATTTGAGTTCTAACTGGTCCATCTGCTGGTAATAATTCTTTGTAAGCTAAAGCTTGAAATTGTGTAACTGCTTCTGCCAATACTGGATGAGTTGCACCACTTGCTCCTTGAAATGGTTCTGTTCTTTGATCATATTTAAATCCAAGTAAATCTAAACCTTGAGTATAAGTTTGTTCCCAATCTTGACGTGATGTTTTATAATCTAAAAAATTTTGATAAAGTTCTGAACCTAAAGGTCCTAAAACATCTTCCGGTAATAATTCTGCTAAGTTATCAAAATGGTTTACACTTTCACCTTGATTAAAAGCTCCTGGATTAAAATTAATTTCAACACCACCATCTGACGTTGGAGTGATTTCTGTATTTTCTGTACTTGGAATAGATTCTTGAAGTTCTACAATTTCTTCTGCAGAAGCTTCTGGATTTTCTATTTCAATTTTATTTATAACTTCGTTTGGAAGCGATTTGTCTATAGTTGCCATTTAATTTCTCCGAGTTCACTATCTTAACCTTATTATACGTAACATTCAAGCCCTGTGGGTTAGGACCTGATTTAGGTGGTATAGTTGTTGTTAATTTTTTCATTTTATTCCAAAAGAAGAAGGAGGAAGATTAGCTCTATATCTTGCAATCAATGAATCTAATAAAGGATCTCCAGTTGCTTGATTATATAATGGAGCATACTGAGGTAATGTAGTTATTCCACCGTCACCTCCACCAGATGGACTTTGTGCTGGTCCACTTTGAACAGATTCTGTTGCTTGTGAAAAATCATTTGGAGCAGTTACTCCTCTATTAGCTGCATCAACTGCTGCGGCTATTCCTCTTGCTGCAAGACCCCCAACAGGTCCAAGAGCAATGCCTGCAATTGTTGAAATAGGATTGTTTATTGCATTTGTAATTGCATTTTTAACTGCGTTAGTAACTGTACTCATTACTCCTGTTTCTGCTGCCGCTGCCGCCGCAGCTGTTGCTGCATCTTCTTGATCTGCTTGAGCTTGTGCTGATACGTCATCTGCAGAAATACTTTGTGCTGCAGACTGTGCTGCCTCTGTCGCTGCATCTGGTCCTATACCAAAACCATCACTAGAAGGTCCTACAGAACCTACTCCTCCATGTCCTGTTCCATCATCTGATCCCCCTGGTCCACTGTCTCCTTGACCTGGTCCTCCATGTCCAGATCCATCGTCCGATCCTCCAGGACCACTATCTCCTTCTCCTGATGAATCTCCACTTGAATCTCCATCTCCAGATGATCCGTCTCCTGATGATCCATCACCCGATGATCCATCTCCACCAGATGATCCATCTCCACCGGATCCGCCATCTCCACCGGATCCGCCATCTCCACCGGATCCGCCATCTCCTCCACTTTCAAATTTTTTTCTTTTAGTTTCACCTAAAATATATTTTATTTCTTTTTCAGAAAGACCTAAGCCTTTCAAATGTTTT